CGAAGGTCGAGCACCAGCGAACTGAAAATTATCAATAAACGTATCTATTGTCGACATTATTCTCCTTTATTATACTGCACCGATTGCTTCAGAGAAAGATACGCCAGAACGTACTGCCACGAAGGAGAGTCGGATAAAGTTGATTGATTTCGTTGGTTTCACAAAGATATCTGCGACAAACTTATTGCTGTCTACAATATCTGCTGTGTTGTTAGTCTCATCGCAGACTACGGCAAAGTCTTGTAGACCCTGTCCTGCCTGGATGCCACGTAGAAATCCTTCAACTGAACTTGCGAACTGTCCTCTTGTGAAAGCATTGTTGAACTGAAAGAGTTGAGTTCGTGCAGACTCACCGATGACCTTTTCCATATAAATGAAAAGTCGCCGTACGTTAATCCTGTCGAATGCACTTGGTTTTGGAGACAGAGTTTTGTCACCAAAGAGTACGATTCCTTGACCAGGGAAGGAGACAACTGGGTTGTATCCTATTCTGTACAGTTCATCTCTTTGTGCTTGAATCGGATTGAAAGCCAACTTGATTGGATTATTTAGTAGTCCCCGTTGGAATCCGGCAGGAGAGAACCATGTGTCTGCTTCCTGATCTGTTCTAGCACATATTCCAGCAATATCGCCATTCATTGGAACCCAGCGATAGGTATCGTTGTACTTGTCGTACTGATAACCATATCCTGTATCCAAGATCGCGTAAGTTGAGGATTTAACTGAATTTCTAAATCCTTTGAGATTGTTAACCTCATACCCAGGTTGCATTACTACGTCACCGAACTCAGGAGAAATACAGGCGACTGCGTCTTTCCTTGTCTCAGCAATATTGATTACGTAGTTTGCCAATGCAGGTCCGTCGCCCTCAGGTGCTTTACCCATGGCAAGGATTGATACTGTAACAGCATTGACGTCATTGAAAAGATCCCAACCCATTTGAAGGTCACCAAGAGAGACATCGTTACCGTCAGATCCGCCAGTCATCTCAAAATATTGAGTTCCACGGAGAAGGGTAAAACTTCTGTCTCTTGCTTGTTTGCCCCAGTCTCCGTCGGCACCAGTGTCGGCGAGGGTAGGATGTTTTACAAACTGAATGAAACCTGAAAGGTTATTTACTCGAGTTTTGTAATAGATAGATGCTCCCTCAGGGGATTTAGCATCTTTTGCGACAGACATGTTTTCGTAAACCTCCATGATTTCGTCCTCGACACCTGACCAATCTGCCCTGTAGTCGTAGACAACAACATGGATTTCGTCGTTTGCTCCGTTTGCTGTCTCTGCGTAAGGTGAAGTTCCTGGAGCAGCATCGAAGGAAAGACTAAACTTCCATCGTCTTGTGTATTCTGTTCCCGATGGTACTGCATTAGCAGAAATCGGTACGTTTACGGTCATATGGGTAGCATTTGTAACTGCCGTTACTTCTGCCGTATTAGCACCTACCAGAATAACATCACCTGGGACAATATCGCCAGCGAAGTTTGTTCCTGATCCGATGACCTCTAAACTATTGGCGGTCAAAGAAATCGTGCCTGAGCCACTTGACTCGAAAGATGAATAGGTTTCTCTTTGTGTAGTAGCACCTACAATGTCGCCATTGGCGTACATTACTGTGGCGACTGTATCACTGATGACACTGGCGATAATGTATGTATTTCCACCTGGTTCAGTAATAGTATCACCTACGGTCAGTTCTTCACTGAATAAGGTTCCTACTCCTGTAATGTCTAAAGCAGTGATTGATAGAGTTCCGGATAATTCCCCACCTGGTTTATCAGCAGGGCAGTATGATACTCCCAGCGAATTCCCCAACGATCCAGGGTATTTTGCCATCCAGAATCTGTTTGCAGTGCCATCTGTAGCACCACCCTGATCAGCATCCATCGACACGTAGTCGGTGCCATTCTTGATCAGTTTACCTACTCCATCAGTAGTTGAATTGAGTGCGGTGTCGTCATCTGTTACACGAACAACACGGAGGTTGTTACTGTATGACAGAAAATTTGCCGCAGTATAATAGTGTGCAAAGTTGGAGTCGTTTGGTTTTTGAAAGTTATTCCTAAGATCAACTTCCGAAACGACAAGAGTTCTTTCGTCTACTGGACCCCAAGTAAATTGGCCAACCATTGCGCCAATCGATGTAGATATGACAGGAGTCCCCGTAGTAAGATCTATCTCCCTTACATTTACACCTGGTGAGATTGGAAATGACATCTTACTCCTAATTTTATATAGATAACGTCAGCAGAATCATTGCCTTTTATTTAGGGTTTTTGGAGTTTAGAGCCAGTCGGTTCCCCGATTGTCCATCCAATCATCCTTACCCTCTCTCGCCACATGGACAGTCTCCGAAGGGATGTCCATCATTCCATCATCTATAAAACCAAAAGGAGTGAGAGATTCCCACTCTTCTTCTGATACGTCATCTAAAAGATTTTCTCGTAAGTTAACATCTGTTAGCTCAGCAAAATACCTTTGTGCAACGAGCCAAGCAAATGAAACACAGCACATTACTAGATCATCATGTGTTCCAGGAGTTGCCTCCCATGATTGACCTTTCTGTGCAAATGAATAAAACTCAGTGATGAGATGAACGTCTCGCAAAACTAATTTTCTCTGCTCTACCAAATTCTTTAATGTCATGCATCCTAGATTCTTCACAGGTCTTGTCATCTTTAGTCCCATCATCGCAGATCGTTTGAATCCACTCGAGATCTGAATGCCGTTTCTTCCTGCGTTCCAAGTCATGATCAGATTCTCATAGCCCAGATCATGGCGTAAAATATCGCCTACCTGAGCACCTGACCCATCTATTTCTACTAGGCAGTATGCATTATTGAATTGTTTGCATAGAGCATGTATGACGTTTGGAAATACAAGTGGCGTGATTGTATTGTCTCTGTACATTGCCACCACTCTATACGGTATTTCCGTTATGTCATAAATTAAGAATGCTGAATAATCTTTGCCCTTTCCAAGAGCAACGTCTACAGTGCAGGCATACTGCCTGTAACTGTTCGGTTCCTCATAGACTGTTAGGGCATCTCTTTGCTGTAGAGGTTTCTCCCATCTAAGGTCTTGTAAAATACCAGGATCGATGAGCGTATCATCTGATCCGATAAACTCCGTCTCGAACTCCTGACGGAACTGTTCGACAGACGTGTTTCTTATAGTCTCTTCCTTCCATTTATCGTCTCTGCCTGGTACTTCCGACCAGTGGACCTGAATAGGAACAAACTGCGATCTTTTATCTACTGCCTCTTTCCACATGCGGTAATAGTGATTCATACCGTATGGCGTAGAGACAATAATAAGTTTTGTGTTCTGCCCAGAAGAAATTGTCGGGAATACAGAACGGAAAAAGTCCTCTGCTAAGTTGTTCTCCACGAATGCAAACTCATCGAGAAATACCAGATTAAAAGAACTACCTCGAATGGCAGAGGAACTAGTAGCAGAACTGATAATCTTTGAACCATTTTCCAGTTCAAACGATCCTTTGTTCCATACTCCGACTCCTTGCTGGAGCCAAAAGGGAAGATTTTCATAAGCAAGTTGCATCCTACCTAGAAGTTCTCGAGAGGTAGCAGACTTGTTTGCCAGCATGGCAACAGATACACTCTCGTTGAAAAGTAAAAACCATAACAGGTATGCTATGACGGTGACTGACTTCCCTGACTGTCGACCAACTTTACAGATCACAAAACGATTGTCGTGAAACTGTTTAACCATATTCTTTTGAAAGTCATACATCTCAAACGGGACTAGTCCTCGCTCAAGGTGTACGATCTTTACATAATTCTCAATAAAATACCCAGGATCTTTAGCACATTTCACATACTCTGCTAACTGTTCCTCAGTAAATTCAACTTCCTGATGCTGTGCTTTGATCAGAGGATTACTAACGTACGATTTTGCCATCTTCGCCTATCTTTCCTTGCTTTACCATTTTCAATAAATCCTTAGTGGATCCTACCATCACATTCTGCTGGACGTTAGTCGTATTATTGACAGTTTTACCTTGTTGATCCTGTACCTTTTCCTTCTGCTGATGTAAGTTCATCAGTTTCGTCTGAGCATCAGTGTATTGAGAAAACATAGAACCGAAAACTTCAAATGCCCTTTGATGACCAGATGCCTTTGCGAGTTCAAGCATTTCTGCCATCGCCTCGTTCTGCATCTCCATCGCAGTATACATATTGTCCCTGGCGTAATCAAAATCTGTGTCAAGTTCTACATTAGATTTCGGTGCCACTACTGGCGTTCTATCCTCTATTACTTCAGGGACCCCACCCTCACCCGAGACTTGGGTCTCTCGCTCATTATCTAAATCGAACATTTGTTTCAGTTCTTCATCTTGATTCATATCGATTGTTCTAGTGTAATTGACGATTGCTGAGGTTGTAAAAGATTTTGTAAGTTACCTTTAATTTTCATCTCGCAATCAAAGTTTGCTTTAGTCCAATATTTGACCATATCTTCATTAGATTTGTTGTCCCTGTTCCCATGAGCATTCAGACCATATATTGCCTGAATGTCATCTCTGTTCCAATCGACTCTTGTCTGATCAGCAACACAATCGCAAATTACCATTGCGATTTGAGGAGGAACTCTTCTTGCTTGCTGGTGTCCCATAAAACAAGATTGCCACATTACTCTGACATCTTCTGTGGGATAGGTACCAGTAAACTTTCCTACTTTAACTTCTTTTATTTTTTCGACCTCAACAATCTTAGTACAACTCGCTATAAAAAATGCAAGTATAATTATAAAGTATTTCATTTCTATCCTTCATAGGGTTCCATTTGGGGTTCGCAGGTTACAGGATTGAAATGTCTTGCTTGATCGAAAAAGTTTTGATTTGTAGTGATAGTGTATGGTTCAAACTGAGTCGCCGATGTAGGCGAAGGTTTGATCTCTATATTCGTATTGTATCCCTGGTCGGGAGACATTTGCGCACCTAAATGCAAATCAACGTGCTTGACATACCCCTTAGGATTCTTCGCTGCTTCAGGGAAGAAGAAACCTTTCATAGTGAACTGCAATGTCCATATAATTGTTCTTGTCCCGTCAGGGCTATTTTCGTAAGTATCCTCACTGGTAACTGAATCTAAAATAACTGGTACATCAAGTGACAAATCCATATAATCAACTAACTTTAGACTGGCTGTAAAATCAGGGTGAAAGTATGGGACAATCTGCTCTATGATCTGTTGTCCATCCTCCTGCATTTTACACCACACATGCAATTCGAAACTAAAATCATATGGAATGCTATTACCCATAGTATAAACATCTGATCCTCGTTGGCTAACGAACTTATGCAGTGGGTTTCCTTTTCTAGATACGTCATACGCCATTGATGTCATCATGAAACCCATACGTGGTAACATCTGACTTGCTTGTCTGGCAAGTTCTGGATCTGCGACCAGTCGTTGCCTGTAATAGTCTTTACTTGCGTACGATATTGGTACTCTTAGTCTACCGATTATACTTTGCTCCTTATCATAGCGACGCACTTCAATATTATTGAAGAGAGTGCCAAAGTATGCTACGTATTTCTTGACTAAGCGATGATACAGATGATTGCCAAACATTAGAAATTCCCTTCAGAGAATGGATCGCTTTCAGTAAAGTCAATAAAGTTGTTTGCGAAATTTTCTACTTCAAGGTTCATTGCTTGTTCATCTGCATTGTCTTGTAATTCTTCCAGTTCAACTGATGGAGCAGTACCAAGTCCATCGTTGGTTAACATATAAGTTATGGTCGTAAAGGCACCTGAGTTTAACCCGTAGACCTGACTGCCCATTTGCAGTCCTGGGGTCATAGGTGCGATGACAAGTTTACCAGTGTTAGAATCATGACGCAGAACACGAGCACTTGCAGAACTAGCATTGCTATCGTTAATTCCAAGTAACGTAGTCTCACGGATGATTTCACCACGTTCAAACTGTCCAGTAGCACCACCTTCAACAGAGAGGCAGGTGACTTCAACTGCCATCTGAGAGAGGTTATCCTCGATGCTATCGATCTCAGGGATTCCAGT